GGTATGGTCATTGGTGATGAATGTCATTTATTTAAGGCCGTTTCTTTAAGTAAGATTATGACTAAACTAGAAGATTGTAAATATAGAATAGGTCTTACAGGTACTTTAGATGGTACTAAGACAAACAAGTTAGTTTTAGAAGGCCTGTTTGGTGTTGTTAATAAAGTTACATCAACTTCTGAATTACAAGAAAAGAAACAACTGGCCGATTTAAAAATTATATGTTTAATACTTCAACACGATAAAAATTCTAAACACTTTTTAAAAGACAAGAGTTACCAGGAAGAAATGGATTTTCTAGTTTCAAATGAAAGAAGAAACAAATATATTCGTAATCTGTGTTTAAATTTACAAGGCAATTCTTTAGTGTTATTTCAATACGTAGAAAAACACGGTGTTATATTAAAACAACTCATAGAGAATAAAGCTGAAGATAGAAAAATATTTTTCGTTTATGGTGGTGTAGAAGCCGAAGAAAGAGAAAAGATACGATTCATAACTGAGAAGTCAGATAACGCAATTATAATCGCCAGTTACGGAACGTTTAGTACTGGTATTAATATAAGAAATTTACACAATATTGTTTTTGCATCGCCGTCAAAATCTCGTATTCGTAATTTACAATCTATTGGTCGTGGCCTTCGTTTGAAAGATAATAATTCTTCTGCTACTCTTTACGATATATCAGATGATCTTTCTTATAATGGTAAGGATAATTACACTCTCCAACACTTTAGAGAAAGAATAAATATATACACAAGCGAAAACTTTAACTACGAAATACACAACATAGAATTAAACAATGGAACAGATAAGAATAATAAAACTAATTAACGGTGATGACATTGTTTGCCGTCTGGCTAAAGATCAATTGCCAGAGAAGTCTACTCTATTACGTATTGATAGGCCGTTACAAATTAAATACGTATCTCAATTAACAGCAAGAGGTCTTAAAGATTATATCGCATTAATTAAATGGACTGCCTATACTAATGATACAATCATATCTATACCAAAAGATAAGATTGTGACTATAACAATGGCCACCGAAGAAATGACCAAAAGTTATTTAGATGTAGCTTTAAAATATGATAGAATAAAAGTGCCGAAACAAGGTGATTATGAACCTGAACAATTGAACAAGGAAGATAATGATGAATTTAATGAACTGTGGGACGATTTTAGAGATACTAGGAAAACACTCCACTAATCTGGAGAATCTTTATCAAAGAGGCAACACCCCCATTATACGGATAAAAAGAATAAAGTCAACCCATCCTGGAACCGATTTTTTTCATAGTCTTTGTATAAGTGATTGACAAACAACACAAAGTGTAGTATATTTAAATAATGACAACATCAAAAAAATCAAAAGAACATTACGTAAGTAATAAAGATTTTTTGGCCGCAATGATTGAATATAAAAAAACAGTCAAACAATCGGTTAAAGAAGGCATAACAAAGCCAAGAGTACCTGATTATATTGGTACTTGTTTTTTAAAAATAGCAAATCACTTATCATATAGACCGAATTTTATTAATTATACTTTTAGAGATGATATGATTTCTGATGGTATAGAAAACTGTTTACAATACTTAGACAATTTTAATCCTGATAAATCAAATAATCCTTTTGCATACTTTACGCAAATTATATATTATGCATTTATAAGAAGAATACAAAAAGAAAAGAAACAAGTAACAATCAAACATAAGATGTTATTAGATTCTAATTTTGATGATATGGCATTACAGCCTGGCGAAGATAGGGAATTTCATAATCAGTTTACAGAATTTTTAAAGAAAAATTTACCAATAGAAGAAGTACCTAAAATAGAAAGTCTTGCTCATCATAGAGAAATGAAAAAAGAAAAAGAAAGAAAAAAGAAAAGAACACGTAAAGGTAAATTAGATTATTTTATATTGAGTTAGTATGAAAATTGCGTTAATAAATGACACGCATTGGGGAGCTAGAAATGACTCACCTGCGTTTATTGATTATTTTAATAGATTTTATGATGAGATATTTTTTCCTTATCTACAAGAAAATAATATCAACACCATAGTTCATCTAGGCGATGTGGTAGACAGAAGAAAATTTATCAATCATAATACAGCACATAATTTTAAATTAAAGTTTTGGAATAAAGTAGATTCATTAAACATAGATACACACGTTATAATCGGCAACCACGATACGTATTATAAAAACACAAATGAAATAAATGCTTTACAAAATCTAAACATATCTAAAAGAGCAAAGGTATATACATCTTGTGAAACAATTAACTTTGATGGATTAGATATATTGTTTATACCTTGGATTTGTGACACAAATATGGAAGACTCATTACATCATATAGACAAATCTACGGCTGAAATAGTTATGGGTCATTTAGAAATAAAAGGATTTGAAATGCACAAAGGCCACCTAAATGAACAAGGTTTAGATAAGAGTTTATTTAAAAGATTTGAAAAAGTAATAACAGGACACTTTCATAAAAAATCTGATGATGGCCAAATTTATTATCTAGGTTGTCCTTATCAACTTACTTGGTCTGATTATAATTGTCCTAAAGGCTTTCATATATTTGATACCACAACAAGAGAGTTAACAAGAGTTCCTAATCCCGCAGTTATGTTTAAAAAATTTATATATGATGATAAAAAGGAAGATTACAGTAAAAAAGATTTAAGTGATTATGAAAACACATATGTTAAGCTGTTTATATCTCAAAAAACAGACAGTGATATGTTTGATAAACTATTAGATAGATTTCATAACGAGATAAATGCATATGAGATAAATGTTATAGAAGATTTGAGTTCAGATATAAATTCAACAGTAAAAGAAAATATACTAGATCAAGGAGAAGATACGTTAACATTTTTAGGTAACTATATTGACCAAGTAGATACAACTTTAGACAGAGCCAAATTAAAAACTTTTGCCAAACAATTATATGTAGAGGCCAGTGAACAGTGATAATATTTAAAAAAATTCAATGGAGAAATTTCTTATCTACTGGTAATACACCAATAGAAATAGAATTAAACAAAGCGCCTACAACACTTATAGTAGGAACAAATGGTAGTGGTAAATCAACACTGCTTGATGCATTATGTTTTGTACTATTTAATAAACCTTTTAGATTAATTAAAAAAGAACAAATAGTTAATACTATTAATGACACAGACACCGAGGTAACAGTAGAGTTTACAGTTGGTACAAAAAATTATAAAGTAATAAGAGGTATTAAACCTAATAAGTTTGAAATATATGCAGATGGTGATTTGATAAATCAAGACGCCTCAACTATAGATTATCAAAAATACTTAGAGGCCAATATAATGAAGTTAAACTATAGGTCTTTTATACAAGTAGTAATATTAGGTTCTTCTTCTTACGAACCTTTTATGAAAATGAAACCAAGATATAGACGAGAAGTTGTAGAAGAAATATTAGATATAAGAGTTTTTGGTTTAATGGATCTAATATTAAGAAGCCAACAATCAGATTTACAAAAAAATATAACCGAGATTAGACATAAGTGTGATTTAATAACTTCAAAATATGAATTAGAAACAAAACACTTTAATGAATTACAAGGTCGTAATATAAATGACAAAGATTATAAAAAAAATATAATAGAAAAAAACAATAAAGATTTACTAGAATATACAAATAAAATTAATACATTAAATAACCAAATTAACGAGTATAAAAATTCTTTAAAAGACCAAGATAAACATACACAAAAAGCAAATCAATTATCTAAGTTAGAAGCTAAGATAGAAACAAATTTATTAAAACATAAAAGAACAATGGAGTTTTTTGAAAAGAATGATGTATGTCCTGAATGTACGCAATCTATTGATGATAAACTAAAAACAAATAAAATATCAAGTGAACAAACAACCATTAACAAATTAGATGCAGGACTAAAAGACTTGTTATCAGAAATAATTAAAACAGAAACAAATATTAATGAATTAAATTCAATATCACAAAAAGTAAACGAACTAAATGTAGATGTTGCAAAGATTAATACTTCAATAGAGGCTTTAAAAAAATATAGCGATAACATACACGAAGAAATATTGTTATTAGAAAATAAAGAAACTGATGGTAAAACAATACAAGAACAGTTAAATAAACTTAAAACCGAATTAGAAGAAACAAAAGTATTGTTAACAAAAGTCACAGAAGATAAACAATATGTAGATATACTAAGAGATATATTAAACGACAAAGGTGCCAAAGCCAAAATTATTAAAAAGTATTTACCTATTATGAATACACTAATTAATCAATATTTACAATCTATGGACTTTTTTATATCGTTTAATTTAGATGAGGAGTTTAATGAAACAGTTAAGAGTAGATATAGAGATACTTTTAATTACAATAACTTTAGTGAAGGAGAAAAGATGAGAATAGACTTAGCATTACTATTCACGTGGAGATCAATCGCTAAAATGAAAAACAGTACCAATACAAATTTACTGGTACTAGACGAAATATTTGATAGTAGTTTAGATGGTCAAGGCACAGATGACTTCTTTAAAATTATTAAATCAATGCCAAAAGAAAATATCTTTATTATATCTCATAAAGGTGATATACTATTTGATAAGTTTACAAATATAATCAAGTTCGAAAAAGAACATAACTTTACGAGGTTACAAAATGCCTAAAGAATTAAAATTAATACCGCCATCAGATCCAAGAGTTCAATCAGCAATAGCACCTTTCAATGATGATATGTTAAAAGAACACGACTTTAAAGATAGAAAAGAATTAGTCAATACAATGTTTGATACAATGTTTAAATTTGGAGGCCTAGGACTATCGGCCAATCAAGTTGGGTTACCATTTAATATGTTTGTATTTGGTGGCCATCCAGAAATTGAAAAGGGAAAGAAAGTTGCCTGTTTTAATCCTGTAATTATACACAACAGTGAAGAACAGATATTACTTAAAGAAGGATGTTTAACCTTTCCATTTGTATTTTTATCTATAAAAAGGCCTAAAAAAATAGTGGCAAAGTTTGAAGATGAAAATGGAGCTCTACAAGAAGGTCATTTTGATGGTTATTTCAGTAGAATATTCCAACACGAATACGACCATATGTTAGGTAGATTGTTTACCGAAAAGGCTAGTAAATTAAAACTAGACTTAGCATATGAAAGAGCACAAAAAGAAATAAGCAAAATGAAAAAAAGAAGAAAGGAGTTAAATGGCTAGTTTTACAGAAGAAGATAATAAACCTAAGATGTCGCAAGAAGAAAGAGATAAACTTATGCAAGAGTTTTTAGAAAAAGGCGGCAAAATTAAAGAACTAAAACCTGGTATTGCAAAAGGTGCTGCCTCTTTAAACAGAAGCAAAACATTACAATGGACAGAAAAAGAAGTTATAAAACAAGAACATAGTGAAAATTTTATACCAAGTAAAGAATAATTTGACTTTTGAAACAAATTAGTATATACTTATATTATGGCCGTTAAAAAAGAATTAGATCCTTTTATAGAAAATCAATGGAAAGAATGGCAAGACTCTAATCCACTTGATAAAATACCAAACATAGACACAGACAAATTAAGAGATGTAGTGATTAAAGACTTATCTTTTGTGTCTGTTATGAATGTAAAAGAATATACACTATATCAGAAATGGTGTGAAGTACATCAAAAATATCCTACAATAGAAACAAATAGTTTTTTTGATGACAGGCCAGCATTAGCCGATCCAGAACAAGGTGCCATCATACAAGAAGTAAAAAACAACTTTTGGAATCCTGAAGATCCAATGGAGTATTTGAATTTAGAACCAGAACTTATTTACACTGATATACAAAACGAAGGTAAAGTAGATTCTGTTACAGGTAAGAAATTACCAGCCATCTGGAATACATTAAGAACTTTCCTTTCTACAATGAAAAACAATAGTAACATTGGTCGTAATTTATACTTTCTTATAAGAGATAAAAAAACAAAAAAGTATCTAGGCGTTACTTGTATGTCCTCAGACTTTTTAGATTTAACACCAAGAGATAATTATATTGGTTGGGATAGAGAAGCCAAAACACAAAGAATGATTAATCATACTTGTATTGGTAGTACAATTGTTCCAGTACAACCATTAGGTTATAATTTAGTAGGTGGTAAACTACTAGCATTATTATGTTTATCAGATACAATTGAGAAAACGTGGGAGAAACAATATGGTGATAAGTTAGTAGGTGTTACAACAACATCTTTATATGGTAAAACAAAGACAATACCATTATCACAATACGATAGATTAGATCACTGGAAGAAAATGGGTTGGACAGCAGGCTCAGTATCATTTGAAACAGAAAGATCAACAAGAAAACTTATACAACAATGGTTAATGAAAAACCATACTAGAAAATACTTTGAATGGTATGTAGCAAAGAAAAAAAGTGGACAACCACATAAAAGAGATCATAGAAATAGAAGCCACGCATTTACATATAGTCAATTAGGTATAGAGAAGAAACTTATTAAATCAGAACACGCAAGAGGCATTTACTTTAGTGAACTATTTAAGAATACAAAAGAGTATTTAAAAGAACAAATACAAGAAGATAAGTTGATAAGAGCATTTGATAACTCAACAGAAGCTTTAACGCATATATGGAAAACAAAGTATGCTAAGAAAAGAATAGAATCACTTATAGCACAAGGTAGAGTATCTAAAGAATCTCATTTCTATGACGATATTATCTATTTAAATTGGGAAGAAACGAAGAAAAAATACCTTTTTCAAGTCGGCCGATAACGGTCCTGTCTTAATTTAGACACAATCTTCCGTAAGTCATTGATTATATTGCCTTTTAATTTCGCTCGTAAAGCTTGGAAAACACAACAAAAGGTGTTATATTATATATATGGTTAAAGTTAATAAAGTAAATATAGAATCAAAGTCACAGTTAGCAAAATTATTTGCTACAGAAAATTTATCAGTAGAACATAACAATGTAAAAACGGCCTCTTTTGATTTAGAGAATAGAATCGTTACATTACCAATATTTAAAAAACCATCAGGTGACGTTTATGATATGTTAACAGCTCACGAATGTTCACACGCTTTACATACACCTTTGAAAGCTTGGTCTAAATTAGAAGATCCAAAATATAGAGCTTACGTTAACGTTATTGAAGATACTAGAATTGACAAATTAATTCAAAAAAAATATCCAGGTATTGTAAGAAATTATGTCAACGCTTTTGAAATTCTAACTAAAGATAATTTCTTTGGTTTAAAAGATAAAAATATAAACACAGACTTAATGTTAATTGATAAAATTAATATGTATTACAAGTCATCTAAAAAATTACAATTTAAATTTACTAAAGAAGAACAATCGTGGGTAGATAAAATTGACAATATCAAAACATTTACAGATGTATTAAAAATTGCTAAACAGTTATACGGTTACCAAGAAAAACAATTAGAACAATTATCTAAGTTACCAGATTTTGACAATCACCCATTAGCTAAGAATTATAAATTAGATAAAAACGGTAAAAAAATCCAAGTACAAAATTCAGAAAAAGACAATGGTAATAACTTTGAATCTTCATTACCTGAACCTAAAGACAGTGAAAATAAAGATTCAAAAGAGTCAAATGTCGGCAACCCTTATGGTGCCGGCGGCGATAATGTTAGCGTTGATACTGCTTTAGATTGTATTACTGATAAGTCTTTTGAACAGTCAGTAGATAAGTTATTAGATAAAACTAAAAATTATAGATATGCTACTTTACCTGAACCTAATTTAAAAAATGCTTTAGTATCTTATGATGAGTTTTTAAAAGATATGAGAGATAACAATAATAATCATTTTAAACCAATTAAAAATGATAGTGCATCTAATCATTTACAATATGTAAAATACTGGAATTGGATTAAACAAGACTTTTTAAAATTCAAAAAAGACAGTTCAAAAACAGTAATGTATTTGGTTAAAGAATTTGAAATGAAAAAAGCAGCGACTGCTTATAAGAGAGCCACTACTGATAAAACAGGTGTGATTGATTCTCTTAAATTAAAAAACTATAAATTCAGTGATGATATTTTCAAAAGATTGACAGTATTACCTAATAGCAAAAATCACGGTATGATTATGTTATTAGATTGGTCAGGTTCAATGTGTGACATTATGAATAAAACGGTACATCAATTATGTAATCTAGTTTGGTTTTGCCAAAAAACTAATATACCTTTTGAAGTATATTTGTTTAAAGATGTACAAAACAAAAAAGAAGATACTAAAGAATATTTTAAATTAAAAAATGGTAACGTGATGGCTGAAAAATCTCAACTAGTAAATGTTGCTAGTCACAGAATGAAAAAAACAATATTACACGAATCATTATTACACCTTTATTCAATGGCCAATTATTTTAATAGAAATCACTCTTACTCTTATGATAATATTGCTGAAAAAGGATATGCTATTCCAGTAGAACAAAATTATCATTTAACATCAACACCATTAAATGAAGCAATTATAATGTGTAATAAGTTAATACCTTTATTTCAAGCAAAATATAAAGTAGAAAAACTATCATTTATCACTCTTACTGATGGCGAATCAAATAGTGAGATTTGTGCTTTTACTTATGATAATTCTAAAGCTTATAATAAATCTAATAATAGATATGACGCTCAGACAATTATTAAAGAGGGCAAAAAAACATATACTACGATAGCTGGTTACGATAGACATTATAATAATGGTAGAACGGCATTTACGGCTTCATTACTAAAAATATTACAATCAAAATACAATGTTACTACAATTGGTTTTTACTTAACTAAAAGAGTTAACAAAAATGGTTTTGGCCAGTTTGTAGAAGAATATACTTATAAAAATGGTAAAACACAATACAATTCAAATTTTGAAAAAATTAGAAAACAGTTTTTAAAAGATAAAGTAATGGAAATACCTAAAGAAGGTTACAACTCTTACTATGTTGTTAATGCTAAAGATATGAATATTGAAAACACCGATTTAAGTACTCTTAATAGTGGTAATACTACTAGTGAAATAAAACGAATCTTTACTAAATCTATGAAAAATAGATTGTATTCCAGAGTATTATTAAACAAATTTATTGAACAAATCGTTTAAGCTTATGAATCTAAAGGGTTTTTTCTTTAAAAAATGACACATAATGACACAATGATGACACAATCATATGTTATTATGGACATATAAACAATAAACAAAAGGACTATTATATTATGTTAAACAATAAACAACGTGAATATGTTAAATACGCATATGGCCTATTTAATAAAGATGTGTTAACCAAAAAAGAGTTGATACAAGCAAATAAAAAATTTGGTTGTAAGTATGCTCCACAGTGGTTAATTAAAAATAAAGATTACAAAGTTGACAAAGCTACTTTCAGATTACCACTTGATGGTGATATGAAAAAAACTGAAGCTGTTAAATCAACTAACGATAATGTTGAAATTAGAAAGGAAGCCGCTTATATAGTTTCTTCTCTTACAGGCGACATTGTTCCTAAAAAAGATGCTACGTTTGTACCATTCGGTAATTATCCTGATATTAAATCTATTATCAAATCTGGTAAGTTTTATCCAGTGTTTGTTACAGGTCTATCTGGTAACGGTAAAACAATGTCTATATTACAAGCTTGTGCCGAAGCCAAAAAAGAATGTATTAGAGTTAACGTGACAATTGAAACCGACGAAGATGACTTACTAGGTGGTTATAGATTAAAAGATGGCCAAACTGTATGGCAGAACGGTCCAGTTATTGAAGCAATGGAAAGAGGCGCTCTTCTTTTATTAGATGAGATTGACTTAGCTTCAAATAAGATTATGTGTTTACAACCTATCTTAGAAGGCTCTGGTGTATTTGTTAAAAAGATTAACAAATTTGTAAAACCAAAAGATGGCTTTAACGTAGTGGCGACTGCCAATACTAAAGGTCAAGGTTCAGAAGATGGTAAGTTTATCGGTACCAATATTCTTAACGAAGCTTTCCTTGAAAGATTTCCAGTTACATTTGAACAAAGGTATCCTAATACTAAAACAGAAGAAAAAATATTAAACAATGTTTTAGAATCTACTGGTAAAAAAGATACCAACTATGTAAATAAACTTGTTACGTGGGCTGATGTCATCAGAAAAACCTATTTTGAAGGTGGTGTTGATGAGATTATTTCCACAAGAAGATTAGTACATATAGTACAAGCGTACTCAATCTTTAGTAATAAAGTAAAAGCAATTGAATTGTGTACAAATAGATTTGATGAAGATACTAAAACTTCATTTGTAGATTTATACACTAAAGTTGATGCAGGAGCTACTGCTGACCAGATCATAGAATCTCAAAGA